CAGCAGCACGGTGCCGGCCGGCATGGTGATCCTGATCAACGCCGATGACCTGATGGTGGTACAGGGCGACACGCCGCGATTTGACGTGTCGGATCAGGCGACGCTGCACTTCGAGGACACGACACCGCTGCAAATCAGCACGCCAGGCTCGCCGAACGTCGCCGCTGCGCCGGTGCGCTCGATGTTCCAGACCGACTCGCTCGCGCTGCGCATGATCCTGCCGATGAACTGGGCGATCCGGCGGCTGCCGGCGCCGGTGGCGTGGATGACCGGCGTCACCTGGTAGTGCGCTCTTACGCATGGCTGAAGCCGGCCTCGTGGTTGCGGGGCCGGCGCATTGAGAAGGACGATGACGATGCCAAACGACGAACTGAAGCAGGAATACGAGCAGCAGAAGGAGCGGCGGGCGACGCTGACCAATATGACGCTGGCCTCGACCGATGGGATGGCACAGCCGCCGACGCCGACCCAGGAAGAAAACGACCTCGCCGCGCTCGGGCTCTTGCACCCGGACGAAAAGGCGCAGGCGGACCTTAAACCGATGCCGCCGGTGGCTGCTCAGCAGGCGTATCTCGCGACCGGCGAGGCATTGCCGACCGCGCCCGCCGCCAAGCCGGCACCACGTCCCGCGGCGCCGCGCCAGGAGCCGGTGCGCCACGAGCCGCCGCGGCACGAAAGGTCGTAAATGTCGCTCGTCGAGCGGTCGGCGGGTGCGCTGACGCGCATCTTCCGGCCGCGTGCCAAGGCGCTGACGCGCTCGTCGCAGTCGAGCGGCTATATCCCGCCGTCGTGGCCATGGAATTTCTGGCAGCTCGGCTACGATCCGATCCCGGTGGGCGGCGGCGCCGTCGTCGCCGCCTGCATCGACACCTATGCCCAAACCGCCGCCGAGTGCCCGCCGTCACACTGGCGCTCAACCGGCGACAACGGCCGCGAGCGTGTCACCAATAGCGCGCTGTCGCGGGTCATGCAGCGCCCGAACGCGTACCAGAGCGGCTCCGACTTCATCCTTAACCTGGTCGGCTATCTCTACGGCGATGGCAACGCCTACGCGCTCGCCATCCGCAACAACCGCTTCGAGGTCGGCGAACTGCACCTGATGGATGCCGCCTCGTGCGAGGCCAACGTCGCCAGCAACGGACAGGTGTTCTACTCGCTCGCCGGTAACCCGGTGGTCGAGGCGGTCTTGCCGCATGGCGCCTTGCAGCGCGTGCCGGCGCGCGACGTACTGCACCTCAAATTGAACGCCCGCGGCAATCCGCTGAAAGGCGAGCCGCCGCTGATCAACGCCACCGCCGATATCGCCGCCAACCAGGCGATGCTGCGGCAGACGCAGACGATCGCGCAAAACCAAAGCAAACCGTCGGGTGTGCTGACCACCGACCAGCCGCTCGAAGACTGGCAGAATAAAGAAATTCACCAGATGTGGTTGGAGCGGACCACCGGCGCCGGTGCCGGCGGCGTGCCGATCCTGTCGTCGGGGCTCAAGTTTCAGGCGATGAGCACCAGCAGCCGCGATGCTCAATACGCCGAGATGATGCAGATCACCGACGGCCACATCGCCACCGTCTACGGCATCCCGCTGCCGCTGCTGTCGCTGTGGGGCGTGCAGACCGCGGCGGGCGCCACCGCCGACCTGATGCGATACTGGGTCGGCGGCCGGTTCGGGTTCTGCCTCGACCACATCGAAAACGGCATCGGGCTGTTTTTCGGCCTCGCCGGCTGGCCGCAGGAATATCTCGAATTCGACACCGCGGCATTGTTGCGCAGTGCCCAGCGCGACCGCATCGAGGCATTGGCGAGAGGCGTCCAGGGCGGGATTTACTCGCCGAACGAAGCGCGCGCGCTCGAAGACTTGCCGAAGGCCAAGGACGGCGACCAACCGAGGGTGCAGCAGCAGGTCGTCCCGCTGGATGCGTGGTCGAACCCGCCGCCGGCAACGCCGCGGCCGGATGCGGCGCAGCCAGCGCCGCCTGCCGAATCGGTCAATCCCGCGAAAATGCTCGCTGCTTTTAGGACAGCCAGTGGACACAATCTCGCCGCTTGAGACATTGGCCGCCGAACTCGGCTCCTTCGCTGCCCGCATAGAGCGCGAACTAAAGCTCACCGTCTCAGTCGCGCTTGCCGAGATCAGGCAGGAAGTCGCAATCCTCCGCGCCGACCATGCAGAGGCCGAGCTGCGCGCGAACCGGATGGTCGCCGAGCGGCTGGCATCGCTTCAGGATGGCCCGCCCGGGCCACCGGGCGAGCGTGGAGAGCGGGGAGAGCCGGGCGAGGCTATTACCGGCCCACCCGGCGAACCGGGCATCCAGGGGCTTCCTGGGCCGCCTGGCGAGGTGCCCTATGTCGGCGAGGTGTGCGGCCTGTTCGACGCCACCCGCGAATACCGCAAATTCGATCTGGTGACACTGCACGGCGCCGAGTGGCGCGCCAAGCGGGACACGCCGGGGCCGCTGCCCGGCGACGGCTGGGCGATGGCCTCGGAAGCCGGGCGCCGCGGCAAGCCCGGCGAGAAGGGTGAGCGCGGCGAACGCGGCCCGGCCGGCGAGCGCGGCGCCAGCATCACCGGCTGGACGGTGCGCGAATTCCGCGCCGTGCCGATCATGTCGGACGGCAGCGTCGGGCCGGCCCTGGAATTGCGCGAACTCTTCGAGCAGTACCACGCCGAGGCGCGTCCGTGACGCCGCTCTACACCACCGTCGTGACGCCGGCCACCGAGCGCAACCTGGTGACGCTCGACGACCTGCGCGAGCAGTTGCGGGTGCGGCCGGGCGACGTCGCAAACGATGCCTGGTTGACCAAAGTCATCGCCCGCGCCTCGCTCGCCGCCGAGCGCTATTGCAGCCGCATCTTCGCGCTCCAGGACTACCTCGATACCTTCCTCGCCGGCACCACCGGCGCGGCCGGCGAGCCGCTGATCCTCAGCCAAGCGCCGGTCGATCCGACCAGCCTAGAGACGACGCTCGACGGCACGATCATCGATCCGGCCGGCTACGCCTTGCAGCCGGTCGTCGGGCATCTGTGGCGCATGGGCGACGCGACGTACTGGGTCAGCACCAGCGGGCTCAGCGTCGCCTACACCGCGGGCTTCGCCGAAATCCCGCCCGACGTGCAGCAGGCGGTGCTCGACCTCTGCACGATGGAGAATGCCGGTCGCGGCCGCGATCCGCTGCTGCGCGCCTCGGAATCGCCCGGCATCGGACGGCAAGAGTACTGGGTCGGCGGGGTGCCGGGCGCGTCGCTGATCCCGCAGGACATCGCCAGCCTGCTCAACCCCTATCGGCGCGGGCTCGTCGGATGATCGACTTCCGGGTCGAGGTCAACGACAAGCAGCTCACGGTGGCGCTCGACCAGTTGCCGAAGCAACTGCGGCGCCAACTCAAGGCGAAGATCGGAGAGTTGACCAACCAACTCTTGCGCATGGTCAAGGCCCGCGAGCCGGTGCGCACCGGCCGGATGCGCTCGCGGACGCATGCCTATGTCGACGAGAACGTCGCCAAGAACTTCGTGCGCGGCCGGGTGCGCATCATCGCGACGGGACAGGCGCAACCGCTCGCCGCCGCCTTCGGCGCGCTTGAATACGGCAGCACGGGTCAGCGCTTCCCGGTGAAGTCTTATCGCCGCGGCCGCGGCCAGGTGCGTGCCTACGAGCGGCGCGGCGGCCTGCGCGAACTGCGCTTCCTGCGCGGCGCCGCCGCCGTCATGCTGCCGCGCGCGCGGCGCGAAATCGAAGAGGTGCTGAACGGCACCTTGCGGGACGCGCTCAAGTGAACCGCGAGCTGATCCTGACGGCGCTGCTGAATAAGCTGACCGCGCCGCCGATGGTGTTCAACTTCACCGCCGACACCACGACCGGCGATGTGACGCTGGCGAATGTCAGCGACGCCACCGGGCTGATGGTCGGCATGCCGGTCAACGGCGACGGCGTGCCGCTCGACGCGGTGATCGCCACGGTGACGCCGACCATCACGCTGTCGTCGCCGGCGCTCGCCGATCGCACCGACGCGGCGCTGACGCAGGGCTTCCTCACCGTCGAGCGCCGCATGCGCGATCCCGCCGTCGAGCAGGATATGCCGGCGCTCTATCTCGTCGAGGGCAACGAAGTGCATAACTGGGGCGCCGCCGCAGCGCTCGTCGAACTCAACTGCGAAGCCTGGGTCTATACGCGGGTCGGCGCCGCAGACAATGCAATCCCGGCCGCCATGCTCAACACCCTGATCGATGGGCTGGAGCGGACGCTCTATTCCAATCTGCCACGCAGCTTCCGCCAGAACCTTGGCGTGCATGGCGTCCACTATTGCCGCATCGAGGGCGAGATCGTCAAAGACCCGGGCCATGCCGCACAGACCGCGCTCGCCGTCATTCCGCTCAAGATCGTCGTCGGCCAGAGCGCCGACACCTACGCCTATCCATAGGAGGAGGTCGCTTAAATGGCCGCAAGCACACTGAACATCGGACTTGAATCCCAGATCAGCGGCGAGTTGGTGTTCACCGGCACCAACGACATCGGGCCGAAGGTGGTAATCACCCTGCCGCTCGTGCAATTCGGGCCGTCCGGCGCGCTCGCATTCATCCAGGACGAATATGGCCAGATCGAACTCGAAGGCGACGTGCTCGCCGATCCGGTCACTGGCTCGTTCGGCACCCTAGTTCACCCGGATGATGCGATGGTGAGTCCAACCACCGCGGCCTATTACGTCGGCACCGGCATGATCACCTGGAAGGGCGAGGGCGACGCCACCGCGCGCGATGTCGGCAACGTCAATACATTTTCATTGACGCCGACCGTCGAGCGCCTTGACCACTGGAACCACCGCGTCGGCGGCATCCGCAAAAAAGACTTCTCGCCGGTCGTGCAGCAGTCCATGACCGTCCAGTTGGTCATGGACGAGTTCACTAAGGATAATCTTCAGATGGCGCTGCTCGCCAC